ATTTCTTTAAAAAGATAGGCAGGGCATTTGACGCGATACGCGGTGTTCAACAAGGTGTGCAAGACATTTTTGAAGGATTAGCCATAGAAATGACGGCTGGGCCCATTGGGTTCTCCTATGCTGTGAAAGATATGTTTGAACTTACGGAATATATATTTATTTTCATATTCACGCATTTAGAATGTATGAATAAAATTTCGAAAAATTATGTCACCTGCTTTTTAACATATACCGTGGATTTCATGATCGGGCTCGTGTTATTGGTCCCTTGCGCCGCTCTTTATCTCACGTGTTTTTTGGTAGGATGGAATTATAACGAGCAAACCGGTAAAATAAAACGTATAGCAGAAGAACTCGACGAGCATGCATTTGGCATAATTGGTATTCATATTATCCATTGGCCGAAACCGATACGGGACATGTGTTATAATTGCAAACGGCTACGACCAGAAGCATTAATGGCAAAGACCACTGATATTCAGTATGATCTGACAGGAAGAATTGCAACACTTGTAGTGGGGGGTGTCATGAAAATGTTTGGCGGTGTTGGTAAAATTACAGATGCACTTAAACTATGATGAGACCGAATCCGCGCCAAATGACTATAATCTCTATGCGTTATATATAAGAAATGGGCAAAAAATGTATTCCAGGTGTATTCTGTATTGAAAACATGACACTATTTTTATTATTATTTGGATTCGTCTTACTGGGATACCTCTATTTTACACAAATCATCAAATTATCCTCGGCTCCTCAAATCGTTGTGGTTCGTGAAAACGATTCACCACAATTGCCCGGGCACAACATATCCAATTTAGGAATACATATACAGAGCCGAAACGACCCATTTAACGATCCTTATTACCCACCCTTGAAAAACGACCCTCTTTTTTATCCACCGACATTAACAAGTGACATTCGACCCGTCCCAGGAATTCCAATCAATATCGAAACACGTGGCGTTCCAATGGGATATCAACAAGTTGGCATTTTGGTCCCGGTAAACAGTCCGCATGCTGGAAATAAAATGATTTTACCATTGATGGGGCGACGCAGTATGACGGGTCGGGACAAATGGCAATATTATACGATTTCAAATAGTGGAAACATCAATGCTAAACTACCCATACGTATAAACGGTAAAAGTTGCACTAGTGAATATGGTTGTGACCAAGTATATGACGGAGATACTGTATATGTAGATGGATACAACGAGACATTTCGCGCCACCATCTATGAAAACAATTTATTCCAGTATATTCCGTATTAAGCATCAACATGCATATTTAGCCATCTCAATTACAAATAGACACAGGAATTTATTCTGTGTCTATATATTAGTATATTTCTATGTCTTATTTTGATACAACTACGAACATCGTGGAAGATGACAAAATTGTATATGATTATTCGAGAACAACATTAAATAAAAGCGAAATCCGATCCGCCGGTCAAAAATACTTTTCGATTCCATTTATTCGTAATAAAGTGGATCCCGACCTGGTATATACGATGAATGGTGAGAATAATAAATACAAAACTAGAGAGATTTACATTTTCGGGTTAATTCATAATAATATTACGAATATTACAACTACGGATCCAACCATTATTGGAGAACTCGTTATTAAAAGCATAGATAATAACAACAATCCGCAATATTCCTGTTATTTATTGAAAGCACCCGCGGCAGGAGCCGATGGCGTGTCGACGGATTTGGACACAATTCTCTATCTTTTAGATGAGAAATCACAATTGACCGCTGATGTCACATTAAATTCTACAATCGTTACACAAAACTCATGCGTTGTATATGACGATGGGCCGAATAAAGTGATGGTATTCACCACGCCTATATCAATCTCCTCCTATGTTTCTGATATTATACAAGGCCAATCTTCCACCACGGGCTATGATACTGTAACTTCTTTATTCAATATAAACGCATCAAGTTATAGGGTAATACCCGGAAAGCGCATTACTATAAAAGGTGACGAGGAAATATATATTGATTGTAACCCAGTAGGCGTGGATGTAACAGACGATACGCAAGCAAGTTACCAATATACGATTCCGATCAATAGTTATTTAATGAAAGAAAAACAAGAAATGGATTATATGAAACAAATCGTCAACTTTTGTCTGGTTCTCTTGCTATTGGTGTTTATTTATTTCAGCGTCCCGGCGTTTTATAAGAGTGTTATTATCGATAAGTTAATCGATATGAAGAAATGCAATTCTGGTGGCGACAACTGTTTTACTCGTATTCGCACCATCGATTTTTTTATCTCCATATTTTTAATTGTTCTTGCAGTAATTTTTATAAGCGTTGGACAAACTGCAGGAAACACGACGCTTACGTTTTTGGGAATATTTACAGTGTTTTTTTATGCATTATCATTTGCGGTGGTACAATTCAATAAACAAAATGAAAAATTCATGAAGAAACTACAGAATGGAAAATGGGAAGGTGGAATGTATCCCCCTGACGCACAAGGAAAGAAAAATTATTGGAGCGGCGGTGATATGTTCGACTTTTTGAAAGACGCGTTCAAGTTCTTTTATCAGAAATGCGGGGTCACCTATTTGGTTTGTGTATGCCTAACCGTTTTTATATTACTTATGTTATATGTTACCGGTCAATTTCAAAGCATGTATCTCTTTAATTTTATGATGTCTTTCATTATCCTTGTAATTCTGCCCATCGGTGTTCCAATTTTCAAATTATTAACCTATTCCCAAGAAGACGAAGCATCCTAATTATGGGTTGTTTGTATCACGTCATTCATTGCACTAGAAAGATTCGTGGTTGTGGCATTGGGTATATGAAAATCATGTAGTATAATGGCCCCGTTTATGGCGAAAGGTTCTCGAGGCGTAGGCTGAATTGTAAACATTTTTCTCCCCCCACGATTTTTCAAGATCATATTTTTATTTGCGAGAATCACTGTTTCTTCTAAGACGGGGTGAAAAATCATAGACATATCCATTGCTGTATATAGTTATTACTACACTTTTTAATTAACAACATTTTTCATTAGCATTTATGGTGTTAATTGTATTACTTTGCATTTGTATTCACACTGCAAATATTTTGAACGGATAGAGTTATAGTCAGTTTAATACATGGACGCCGTTCCAACGTTATCAGCAACCGGTTTAAATGATGTCATAGTGTAAATGCTAGCATCGCTATGTCCAATGGGAGCCATTTTCGTAACCACCTCTTCTTCCAAGGTTTCGACTTGAGGAGGGTTCATCGATTTCAACGTGGCATCCTTTTTGGCTTGGCTAGGTGTATATTGTATCACAGCAACACGGCCCGTTTTCGTGGCACTACGACGAAGCAATTCATATGCAACAAACACATAAAGAACGGCTAAAAGCGGATGCGTATTGAAAAACAAATAAAGAGTCACCGCAAATATAGTTAACATACCTAAAGGCGAATCCACCGATCCTGCCAAAAACGAAGGCGTTTGGATAGGGAAAATCAAATAAAATATGAAAATAAGAAATAAAGAAATCTCCAACGGAGAAAAGGACTTTAACAATTCGGATGGGAATTTCATGATTATAAATTAACCATATATTTTGTTTCTGTTACAAAATTGAATATATGACTAAACCTATTTGTAATCTATAAAATACAGATTGGCGCCATGCGCAAATTTCAAATACAGCGACCCCTGTCGAAAAATAAAGGATCGAACAGCAAGGGAACGAACAATAAGAATGATACTTCGTCTGTTGACTTAATATTGAACCCTGAATATTGCGAAACGGTCCGCAACCAATCTTATATTGGAAAAAAGGGATACACGGTGCCAAAATGTGCTCTTTCCGTGGCAGATTTGGAATTCTTGAAAAAGGATTTATTTGTAAGGCCGGAAGTCATGGGGGCCCGATTTGGCCCCAAAGGAGGGGACAACGATTCCGCATTCCCAGTATACCGAGAAAATGAAAAAAAAATGTATTTGCCAAGATTTTACGGAGTGTCTCGCTATGGACTTCCAGATCGTTCCGAAATTCAATCTGGAAAAGATATTGACACGCCATTTGTAAAGCCACTTCGCGATTATCAAGACAAAATTGTTGATGTCTATATGAAATATGTGGATTCCCTTATCTGTAAAATGCCGGATCTTGATGCAGCCAGTATTTCCGCAAAAGGAAACGGTGGGATACTCGAGGTTCCATGCGGACGCGGGAAATGCCTCGGTAAAGATACTCCCATATTAATGTACGATGGATCAATTAAAATGGTGCAAGACATTCAAGTTGGAGATGTATTGATGGGTGACGATTCTGGTCCAAGAAATGTGCTGTCATTAGCAAGAGGCCGAGAAACGATGTATAAAGTAAATTCAAGAAAGGGGACAGAATATATTGTAAACGAAAGTCATATACTATCTTTGAAAACTAGTATTAAAATGAATAAAAACATCCCCAAAAACGCTGTTATTGACATGTCCGTTCTTGATTATTTAAATTTACCAAATTATTACCATGGACCGAGTGGCCCTCTTTTGGGATATCGTGTTCCGATATCATTTCCAGAAAAAAATGTAGATATTGATCCTTATTTACTTGGATATTGGTTAGGCGACGGATCTTCGGACGGCACTCGTATATCCACGCAAGAATCGGCTGTTATAAAATATATAGTGGAGTGCTTCAAAATTAAACACACATCGTTGTATTTAAAATACACAGGAGGACAGTATGACTATAGAATAAATACAACAAATAAAAATAAAAAGAATGTGTTCATGGATTTTCTAAGAGAGAAAAATCTAATCCAAAACAAACATATTCCTCATGATTATAAGTGCAATGAAAAAAACGTTCAACTTGAATTATTGGCTGGATTGATTGATTCAGATGGACATTATCACGACAATTGTTATCAAATAGTTCAAAAAAACGAAAGATTATTGGACGACATAGTATTTATTGCAAGATCACTTGGGTTTTCTGCGTTTAAAAAAAAGGTTTATAAAACGTGTACCAACAGCAGAAACGGACCTATAACGGGAACATACTACTTGACAAACATATACGGAGCAGGGTTAGAAAATATACCAGTAAATTGTATTCGTAAAAAGGGTCATTGTCGTAAGTTAATTCGCGACAATTTGAAGTATCGTATACAATTGGAAAAAATAGAAGAAGATGACTATTATGGGTTTGAAATCGATGGAAATCACAGATTTGTATTGGGAGATTTCACCGTCACTCACAATACAGTCATGGCACTGAAAATTATATCGCTTCTTAAAAAAAAGACACTGATTATTGTGCATAAAGAATTCTTAATGAACCAATGGATAGAACGAGCTGCCGAATTTATTCCCAGCGCGCGAATAGGAAAAATACAGGGCTCCGTCGTCGATATTCATAACAAAGATATTGTCATTGGCATGGTGCAAAGTCTATATGACAAAGACTACCCCGCAAGCATATTCGAAGAATTTGGATTGACGATTGTCGATGAGGTGCATCGTATTTGTAGCGAGCAATTTTCAAGAACCCTCTTTAAAACCATCACACCCTGTATGTTGGGGATATCGGCCACAGTAGATCGAAAAGATAAACTAACGAAAGTCTTACACATGTTTATGGGCGATAAAATATACTCGGAACAGCGTGAAAATGACGATGTAGTGTGTGTTCGCGCCATCGAATATAAATCCGCCGACCCAGAATTCAATGAAGTAGAACTCGATTTCCGCGGCTCGCCAAAATACAGCACAATGATATCCAAACTCTGTGAATATGGGCCGCGGAGTGATTTTATTGTTCGCATATTGAGAGATTTACTTGAAGAAAGCCCAGAGAACCAAATTATGGTGCTGTGTCATAACCGATCCTTATTGGCCTATTTATATCAATCCATACAACATAAATCATTAACAAGCGTGGGATATTATGTCGGCGGCATGAAACAAACCAACCTGCAAGAAACGGAAAAAAAGCAAATTGTTCTCGCCACTTACGCAATGGCAGCAGAAGCACTTGATATCAAAACGCTATCTACACTGGTTATGGTAACACCCAAAACGGATATTACACAGTCTGTTGGCCGCATTTTACGCATGAAACATGAGAACCCGATTATTGTGGACATTGTAGACACACACGAGTTGTTTCAAAACCAATGGATACAGCGGAGACGGTTTTATAAAAAGTGTAATTATCGTATTCGGTGGATCGATAGTGCCAATTATAAGGGGTTTCGTTTTGACTGGAACGTCGATACTACGTGGAAGCGCGTATATGAGCCCAAGGACAAGCAGGGCGCATCGACATGTGCGGAAAAAGATGACGATGAAGATCAGACATCAGCATCTTCTTGTGGGATTGGTAAACTATTGATCAATGTGGCGGGATTGGGTCTGGAACCCTAGTGCCGATTCGATCTCGATTTAGGATTTTTTTTCGAATGGCGTTTAGTCGCGCGACTCTTTTTCGAGCAGCCAGAACGGCGTTGTTTTTTGAATCCGCCTACGCTTTTCGATTGCATACCCGTTTGGATAGGCCCCGAATTGGTAGCAGTGGGTGTAATTTTGGCCAAAGCATTACCCGGAATGTATTCACTAAAGGTGGACCCGTTTCCTGACATTATATAGAAAGGTGAGATTTTTCGAAACGAAAAAATTGAATTCTTTTTTCGGACGTCGCTGATGGAAAAATTATAACATGATTTTCCCATTTGTCAGTATCTTTACCGCAATGATTGTAACGCGCTGGATGTTTGTTGCCATCCGTGATATGCATGGAAACCAACAGCTTAAATGCGCACTGGCGGTAGACATGCATAGAGTCGATGGATTTTCGACCGATTCGATACAACAACGTCGTTTGAGAGGCGGGATATTGACCAATTCGCAGCGGCAACAACAACATTTGAGAGGATTTGTTGATCGGATTTCAATGTAAAATTTCCCGAATCATGTAATACTTTCCAAGATGATAATCACACTTGTTTTTGTAATATTCTCTGGCACCAACACCCGCGATAACTGCTGATTTTGTTAAACCATGTTTTTTTATCAATTGCTCGGCCACACGCATAAGTCGTTGTCCTACACCTTTATGTTGTGATGATGCTTCGTTCTGATTTCCAACACTCGTCGACATTCCATAGACATGAACTTCACGAATTAGACCACACCCTGTCAATTCATCTACAATTCCCAGTCCTGGGTCAGGATCAATGCGCAACCGAAGAAATCCAAACAACCCAGAATATTGCAAACGATTTCCGGAATAATAAAGTGTTTTACCAAAACATCTATATACAAATGCCAAAATACAAAAGAGAATATACGACATCGTCCAATAGTTTTTTTCAACCTCAAATGAAATATGATATTCTATGCCACCCGACGCATCGTATTTACGAACCACCACTTTTCCTTGATCGATAAGATGCGCGCGATCTTTAATTTCCATACACCGGATGCATTTACAGGGTTTACTCAACTTCTCTTGTATTCGTTGCCGCAAATTCACCATTTTTTTATAACCCGCTTCAATGGATTGTGCCGGAATATCACGCACCAACCGTTCGATGCGAATCCACGGATGAATTTTTTGTTTGAATTCAATGCATACGTTTACCAAATCATCAATGTTCGTTTCTGCATATGGAACATAGGAACCGTTCTCATACCATTCATGAATATCGCTATGAACAATGAGGTCATCGCTCGCGGATTTCACGACCGCACAAGGATAGACTTTCCAATCGTCGGATTGTAAATTCGGGTTTCGGAGCAATTCGTCGAACATTTCTCGGTCGCGTTCTGGTGACGACCCTGGTAAATCGGGCATCCAATGTGTCACCACTTTCATTCCGATCCCCTTCAATAAACGTATTGCTGTCATCATATTTTTATTCGTGCAGCCGCGTTTTATCTTGAGTAAAATATCGTCATGTGTAGTTTGCCCACCCAATTGAACCCGCGTGACTCCATATTCCAAATATTCCATCAAAGACCGTTTTGTTACATAATCCGGGCGGGTTTCTATAGTTAATCCAATTGCACCAAAAAGCGCAGTTTGGTTTATTTGTATCTCATCTGCAATAGTCAGCATTTGTCGTTTCGTTGGATCAGATAATGTATTCAATGCGTAATATACTTCGTTGATTACCTTATCGCGATACGATTTGGGCATGACATCCCATGTTCCACCGGATAAAATCACCTCAATCTTCTTTTTTTTGTTGTCATGTTTTAAGTTTCCCGTATAATAATACGATTGAATGCGATTCCTTATTTGTTCAAGAATATCAAAGTTATTTCGCGTTGCTCGTAACATGGCCGGCTCAGTGGAAATATAGGATTTGGGTTGCGTCGGGTTCCCATGACGATCTGTTTCTGTGGGACAATATGCGCATTTCTCAGGACAAGAAAATTTTATAGAATCACCTGGTTTTGTTACCACAGTAACAACAATGACACCGGATTCTGACCGCATAATGCGCTTTATAAAATAACGTCGTAACATTGCATTAATCGGGGTGGTTTTGTAATTTTTCTCAAATGCAATGCGCATTTGTGGTTTAGATGGTTGCACTCGATATTTTCGTCGCAATTGTTTTATTTCACATTCAATGTCATCATAGGACGGATTTTGATCTACATGCCCCGCTCGACGAATTAATTCCTCCAAAAACGGGAGAATACTTTCCTCCGAATTGGAATATGGGCGGAGAGGAACAATGTCTTCGATATCCATTTTATGTATTGTTTATGAAAGCAATACATAAAACCATTGAATTCAATTTTACATCAATTTCCGGTGAAATCCAAATTCTCCTTTGACAAGTTTCTGGATATGGATCACACGTTCGGCTCGGTCGACAACTTTCACAGGAACCCACCGTTTAAACTTTGGATGAAACATGCATTCCATATTGATTTTCTTTTCTAAATTCACATATTTATCCACATTTGTGTTTTGAAAATCGTCTTCGTCGTCACTTTCTTCAATATAATCCAAATTTTTATTTTCACGTATGTTTCGGAACAACCCATTCATAAAGACGCTCGATTTATAATTTGGGATATAGGCCATGTTATAATACACAGGTTCGTTGTTCCTACCAAATGCAAATAAATGATAAATATCAAATTGAAGATCGGCTTTGACTTGAAATACGGTTCGGAATTTATATTGTGGTTTATTAAAATCCGGTCTATGTTTTGGGGGTTCAATATAACACAATGGCATTGTCGTCTCTTGTTTCAGCGCGCACTTAGTTGCCATATTTTTTTTAGTATTCGATGTATAAATATTCAAATAAGGCATGATCGTATCTTTTGGGCGATATTGTATATGATGAACAGGGTATCCAATGTTCTCAGGAAGACATGGTGGATCATCCGATATCGGGTGTTGCAATTCCCACAAAACAGGAAGAAAGAAGGAAAAATCCGGCTTTTGTAAAAGCGGCGTTGTTATTTCTTCCATAAACAATTGTAAATATTCCAACTTTTTACCAAACACCTCTTTCTTTAGTGGTATTCCTTGATAATAAACAATATCTTCGACGATAAAACAGGGCGATGAGGATATGTTATCCGGTATCGTTCCGTATATCAATGTTCCTAAAGAAAGGGTAGGTTTCACGGTGGCCGGCAAAGGAATACATTTTCCCCGGGATATCTTTTTTTCACGGTTGATTTCAAACATATAACATACATCCTTGTTTTGATGAAATGTAAACCATGCGTAACATTTTTTCCCAACAGGAATTGCCACTCCGTATTGATAGTCATGCGAAACTTTACTATGGGGGACGGTTTCATAGGAAAGTTCAACTTCGGGAAAACGTTTCAGGACATGGAGAAGTTGAGATTGCGTAAGTTCCATGATAGTCGGTCGATTATAATGGAACGATGGAATATGTGTCGGGAACCTTTTATGTTGTTTCGTAAAAATGTTTTTAACGCAATTGACGGTTTACCGTGTTGTTCGCAATGCAAGTTCTTGATTTACATATTCCAATAACTCGATGTTCATGGACTGTTTTTCATCCTCCGTTTGAAACGGAGACGCCTCCTGTTTTGATATCTGCAACTTCTCGAACATGTCCTTATATTTTTTAATCTGGGTGTTCACTACATCCTTTGTTTTTTTAGTTGTACACGTATCCTTTAAATAATTCCAACCGTATTGCATGAAATAAATAAAAATGATTGATAAAACAATGTTTAGAATTATATCAAACACAAAAGATGGCATTTCAATAATTGGATGTTGTAGATAGATATATGTATTCATGGTATATGGTTTTATGTATTTTTACGTGATTTTAGTTGTTTTCGACCGCCCTTCTTTTGCGTAAAACGACGAACCCGTTTTTTGGTAACCGCCCTTTTCCTCTTTTTTTTACCACCACCTACCGTGGTAGCAGCATCCAGTTCAGCAGCAGCAGCAGGTTCAGCAACAGCAGAAGGTTCAGCACTGGAAGATGCAGAATCGTCGCGAACACAGTGTATTTCTTCATAACCATCATTCGATATGGTTTTCCATTCGATTTTAAATCCAGGCGGGCATTCTAGAGTGACTTTTGCCGCCGGTTTAGCAC